GTATTAACAACGAGGCTACTTGGGCTGCATCTGCCACGACACAGGCAGACTTTCAGGACATCCCTGACGGCGGCAGGGTTCAAGGCGTTACGGGTGGCGAGTTCGGTATTGTCCTGATGGACAGGAGTATCTATCGGATGTCCTACATTGGGACACCGCTGATATTCCAGTTTGACAACATATCTAGGAACCTAGGGTGCTACGAGTCCAACTCGGTCATCCAATGGCAGGGTATTACTTACTTTCTGTCCGATGACGGCTTTTATGCCTGTGACGGACAGCAAATAGTCAACATCGGCGCGGAGAAGGTAAACCGTTACTTTTTTACAACACTCAGGGAAGCAGAACTTGACCTTATGAGTGTGGCGGTAGACCCGTCCAAGAACTTGGTGATGTGGGGATATTCCTGCACAGACCTGACCTACCGAATCCTGATGTACCACGTTCCCACAAAGCGGTGGGCTTACGCGGATTCCACGGTAAACAGAATCGCCTCTAGTTCTACGCCAGCGGTCACGCTTGACGGGTTAGATAACTTCTCTGCCTCGCTAGATGCCCTGCAAACGCCCCTAGACTCGCGTCTATGGTTAGGCGGCAAGTTGCAGTTGGCAGGGGTTACGGGGGCTAAAATCATTACCTTTACCGGCCCAGCAAAGACCGCGCTGATTGACACGGCAGATATCTCCGCAGACCAGAATCAGTCTATGATTACCCTTGTAAAACCACTGGTTGACAACGGCTCGGGGTCGGTGGCCGTGGAGTCTAGGTTGCAGCTAAACGCAACCCTGTCCTTCCCGTCCGTGAGCGCCGCAAACAGCGAAAACCGCGTGGGAGTTAGGTCTTACGGGCGTTACCACAGGGTAAGGCTTGAGCCGTCTGGGAACAACTGGTCGTCTGCCATCGGAGTAGATGTAGAGATTCAGCAAGCAGGTACTAGATAATGTTTCGTGTTCTACCGTACCAAGGTGGCAATCCTCGGCAGATTTCCGAGGTGGTCAACAACCTGATGAACGGCAAGTCCAATAACACGGGGACGATTACACTTGCCACGGGAAATGCGACCACGACTACCTTGGTAGACGAGCGTATTTCTGTATATACAAAAATTGTCCTGATTCCATTCTCGGATGCGGCAGAGGCAGATTCTGCCCCATACGGCGCGTTTCAGGACACGACAGACCAGAACGTAACGACGACCTCGAACGAGTACATCATCAGTTGTGATACGACTGATTACAGCAACGGGGTGGTTTTAGAGAGCACCAACAAGTTCCGTGTGCGTAATTACGGGATTTATAACATTCAATTTAGCATCCAGTTTGCCAACGCGGACAACCAGATTCAAGACGTAGACATATGGTTCAAAAAAGGTAGCGGAAGCGGGGCTGCTTCCAACATCGCGGGAAGTAACAGCAAGTTCTCAGTTCCAGAGAGCCACGGCGGCACAGACGGACACCTGATTGCGGCGCTTAACTTTTTCCTAGAATTACAGGCAGACGACTACGTTCAGCTTGCTTGGTCGTCAACCGACACGGACTGCGGAATCGAGCATCTGGCGGCGCAGACAAGCCCAACAAGACCGTCAACTCCGTCTGTAATCGTTACCGTGAACTACATTGCTCCGGCGGCGTACTCAAACATTTACGTCTCTGCCCAACAGCAGGGACAGGCAACCATAAGCCACTATGCCAACTCTACGGCAGACAAGACTTATGCTTACATTTTGGTTGGATAATCTTTACAATAGGTGATATATGGCTTATGACGCTTTCGGAAATTTTGTCCCTGACACCTCACCAGGCCAAGGTGCTTTACCCGCACCCCTAGGAACCTCGTCTGGCGCGTCAAGAATTGACCCCGCGCTTAGTCCATACTTGCAGATGGGGCTACAACGCGCCCAGCAATTGTTCTTTGGCGCACAGCCTCAGATGTTCCAAGGGCAGACCTATGTCTCCCCATCGGCGCAAACAGAACAAGCCCTAGCCCAACAAGAGGCTCTGGCCACCGGAGCGCAACCAACCCTGCAAGCCGCACAACAAGCCTACCAATCCTCCTTGGGGCAGATTGGGCAGACCGCCGCAGGTGGGTTCTTGCAAGGCAACCCGTACCAACAGGCAATGCTTGCCGCCGCTACCCGCCCGCTTACACAACAGTACGGTGAGCAGGTCGTTCCGGGCATTGCAAGCCTCTACTCACGCGCTGGTCGCTACGGGTCAGGAGCAATGGAGCGTGCCCTTGGCGGGGCTACGGAAGCCTACGGAAGGGCATTAGGAGACGTTTCTGCCAATATCGTTGGACAGGACTACGCCCGCGAGCGCGGACTGCAACAACAGGCTCAATTAAGCCAAGCAGCCCTAGCACAAGCCGCACCTTCGTTCTTTCAGATGGGATTCTTGCCATCTCAGGCTTTGGCACAGGTTGGCGCAGCCCGCGAGCAGATTGCTGGACAGCCCTTGCAAGAGGCAATGCAGAGATTCCAATACTCGCAACAGTTACCGTATCAGCAGTTACAGGGGTTCTTGTCGTCTGTCTACGGTACGCCAATGGCGCAGTCGGCAATTCCGCAACAACAGACAAATCGCACCCTACAAAACTTAGGTATTGCAACCACAATCGGCGGTCTAATCCCAGAGGCAACTCGCCAAAGGGCGTTTGACTACGTTGCAGGATTGTTCTAACCAATGGCAGCCGAACAGAACCCATTACTTATTAGCAGGGTCATTCCTTGGGTAAACCCCTATGAGTACATCGTAAACACAAATCAGGGTGATTTTGTTTATGTGCCGCAAGACGTAGTAAACAAGGGGTATGTAAAAGAAGAAAATGCTGGCTTCATACAAAACGCCGACGGAACATTTGGGATTAAAAAAGAGAAAAGGCAATACTTTCACCCAGAGTTATTAAAACAAGATTTGTTGAGCTCGGCTGGGCGCATAAAGATAGACGAGAACCTTTTTACAGACGCTCAAAAAAGCGAGATGTCTAGTCTTGTTGGCAAGGATATAAATACCGGCTATTTGTTCCCTGCTGTTAAATACTTTGAGACCGTAAAACCAGACCCATACTATTACACGCTCGATGAGGACAGCCCCCCAATATCTGGGGTTAGTTCCCTTTCCAATCAGGGTGTTGGTGGTACTGCCTTTGACTCTGGGTACAAATATATTTTAGGCACGCCAACTTCAAATAATTTTGATTTTATTAACCCAGACGCAAGCATTAACACGCTCACCACAACCTATACCCCGCCAAAAAAGAGGGGCGGGATTCTGGGTAGTGCCGCAAGAAGTATTGTTGGCGCAATTGCTGACATTCCGTTTCTTCCAGAAATTGCTGCTTTTGCAACAGGGAGTCCGGTCTTATACGGCTCACTAAAGGCAGCACAAACCGCAGCTGCTGGTGGCGACATAGAAGACACAATTAAAAGCGGCGTAGTTAGTGGTGGAACTATGTGGCTTGGGCAACAGGTATTAGGCCCAGTAGACGCAACCGCAGGTGGGGTAGAGCCTGGCGTTGGGGTAGAGGTATACCCAGTAGACGCTGGCGTAACGCCGGACATTACATCTATTCCAGGCGGGTCAGCGACACCAATTCCATCGGAAATAAGTTTGCTTGGTAACACCCCACCACCGTCACAAACAATAACAGGAACATTACCTCCGCTGCCATCAGAAAGTGCTTTAGGAACCCAGCCGGTAGATTATTCGACAGGAATACAAACTACACCTGGCGTTAGTGGTGGTGAAGGTTTGCAACAACCGACAATGCCAAATGTAGGTGGTTTGGGTGGGGCACAGGGTAGCACAGTACCAGTTGAAGGTGGAACGGTAGGACAATTAGGAACCACGCCAACAGGCGCAACCCCTGTTCTTGGAAGTCCTGGTTCGTTCATTAACGACCCAAGCGTCTTGGGGACAGATGTAATACCACAAGGAACGCCAAGCACTATTTCTCTGGGTGATGCTAGTCGTGCTTTAAGGTTGGCTAATAACCTGTTAAATCCAGCACAAGCTGGTGGTGAGGGTGGTGTTGACCAAGGTGGCGCACAACAGTCAATGGGTGGCGTGGATTACTCTGGCTTGTATAACCTACTTGCACAACGCGCCATTGCCGGTGGATTACTCGGCACTCGGTATCAACCGCAACCCGTCAATCTTGCTAGTCTTTTAGGATAACGATATGGAAGACGATATTCTCAGTTTACTCGACCCAACGGGCGCATTACGCCAACGGGCATCAGGACAGGCTACAAGCCAAGGACTAACTAGCCTCGGTCTTGGGTTGCTACGGGCATCCCGTGGACAACCAGGACAGGGCAGACCTAGCATTGCACAAGCCATCGGAGAGGTTGGGCCAGTAGCGTTGCAGGCTTACCAACAGTCGTTCGACAAGACCTTGTCAGACGCGCTGAGGGGATTGCAAGTAAAAGACCTGCTTGCAAAGCGTGCCGACGAAGAAAGTATGCGTCAAGCACAAAGAACATTCCAATCAAGATTGGCTGGCGCAACGACAATGCAGCCACCGGGAATTGTTGCCGGTGCTGAACAACAAGCCGCCCTTATGAATCAGATGAGATTTCCAGGAGAACAAGGCGTTCCAACAGAAGATGTTGAAATGACAAGGCAGGCTTTAACTTCAAACCTACCACGCAGAGCAGTTACAGACCAAGTTGCCGCAGACCGCGCAGTAATGGACTACCTTCGTGTAGCCTCTCCAGTAGAGTACGCAAAGTTGGTCGCCAAAGAGCCTCGTGCGCTTCCATCTTCTGTTCAAGAGTATCAGTTTGCCGTGAGCCAAGGATTCAAGGGCACATTTGCAGACTACCAAGAGCAGATGAATAAATCTAGGGCGACAAATATCAACCTTCCAAGCGAAGGTGAGCGCAAGGCTGGATTCTTGGCAAACCGAGTGCAGTTTGGGTTGCAACAGATGGCAGACGTTATTAAAACTAACGCCCCAGCCGCGTCTCCAGAGAAATTGCCAAGCTTAGTTAAGTTTTTAACGCAGTCGGACTTCTTGTCTAACTCTCTGACAAGCCCAGACCGCCAAAGGATTGAGGCTGCTCAACTAGATATTTTAGATGCGGCTTTGACGCTTGGTACTGGTGCGGCTTACACCCGTGAACAGTTAGAGGGGTATCGCAAAGCATACTTCCCACAACTAAACGACGACAAGACAACGATTGCTGACAAGCAAAAGAGGTTAGAGAATCTGTTGGAGTCGGCATACATTACCGCCGGACGCTCTGCCCCGACAGCCGGACAGCGGCCAAGTTTCTCGGGTCAAGCAGCGCCTAGCGCACCTGCTGCTCCAAGCGGAGCGCCAAAAGGAAGCCTCAGAAGCATTTTATTCCCTGATAGAAAGTAATTCCACATGGATGAAAATGAAGGGTTTTTTGTCAACACTCCTCCTGCGGACGCAGAAGTTCCGAGGCAGAGTTCTCCTAATTTGGAGATTGGTTATCGTATTCGCCAAGCCCAAAGAGCAGGTTTTGGCGACAAGGAAATTATTTCTGAGTTAGCAAAAGAACTGCCAAATGTTAACCAGGCATTGAAAGCTGGCTTTAAGCCAACAGACATAATTAACGAATACCTTTCTTCAAGCATGGGTGTGGGGGAAGTGGCTTCTCGCGCAATCTCAAACATCCCATCTTCTTTTGGAAGTCTTGTAGGCAATATTGTAGAAGCCGTTACTAGCCCAGTTCAGACCGCCAAATCGGTCGTAGACTTAGGCGCAGGGATACTGCAAAACGTCTTGCCAGAAAGCCTAGTTCAGGCAGTCGGAGAAGATAAAGCCTCCCGCGAGGTAGCCAGCAAGGTAGGACAGTTTTATGCTGACCGCTACGGTAGCGTAGAGGGTGCAAAGCGGGCTATTGCCGAAGACCCTGTTGGTGTACTAGCAGACGTTTCTACCATCCTCACAGGCGGTGCTGGAGCCGCTAGACTTGGCGCTGGTGGAGCAGTATTAGCCGGACGTGCTGGAGCCCCAATATCAGCAGGAGCAGTTACAGGCCCGTTGTCGTTAGCAGAGCAGTTATCTCGTACAGCCTCCGCAGTAGACCCGCTTGCTATTGCCGCTAGAGCCACAGCAAAAACTGCTGGTCTAGGCGGTCTTGGCGTGGCTAATGTGCTTGGTCTAACCACCGGCGCAGGGAAAGAGTCTATAACAAAGGCTTTTGAGGCTGGGCAACGCGGTGGCGCAGCGGCAGAACAGTTCCGCGCAAACATTTCTGGCAGGGCAGACCCGACAGAGGTTTTGAGTCTTGCCAAGGCAAACTTAGATGAGATGAACAGACTAAAGCAGACCGAATATCGCTCTGGGATGGTCAACATTAAAAAAGACAAGACGGTATTAGACTTTGCGGATATTGATAAAGCCTTGGAAAACGCCTTTAACAGGGTCACATATAAGGGTCAGGTAAAGAACGCCAAGGCCGCAGAAAGAATTACCGAGGTACAGCAAGACGTAGCGCAATGGAAGGCGTTAGACCCAAATGAGTTTCACACCCCAGAGGGTCTAGACGCGCTAAAGCAAAAGATTGGCGATACGCTTGAGTCTGTACCGTTTGAGCAAAAAACAGCACGAGCCGCAATCGGTGAGATTTACAACTCAGTTAAGTCCTCAATCCAAAAGCAAGCACCAACTTACGCCAACACAATGCGTGAGTATTCTGTTGCAAGCGAGCAGATTCGTGAGATTGAGCGTGCTTTGTCTCTCGGTAAAGGGGCTTCTGTGGACACCGCCATGCGTAAGCTGCAAAGCCTGATGCGGAACAATGTGCAGACAAACTACGGCTCACGGACAAAACTTGCCCAACAACTAGAAACGGCTGGCGGTCAAGAGTTTATGCCAGGACTTGCGGGACAGGCTTTATCAAGCGTAACCCCAAGGGGATTACAAACTGCCACGGCAATCCCAACTGGGGCGTTGGCATACGGTATCGGCGGGCTTCCTTCTGCCGGTCTTTCGCTGTTGGCTGCTTCCCCACGCGCTGTTGGAGAGGCCGCTTATGGCGCTGGAGCATTAGGACGAGGAATTGGCGGTGTTACCCGTCGCGCACCATTTATTATTGACCCAAGAACATTTAACGCCCTATTTCAAGCAGGACAAATCCAAGGACTAACGGAGTAAAAAATGCCCAAGACCAAGATTTCAGAATACTCAGCAACCAACTCGGCTAATACCGACATAGAAGGTATTAACATCGACGAGGGGTGTCCCCCAAGTAGCATCAACAACGCCATCCGTGAGCTTATGGTTCACCTAAAGGAGTTCCAGACAGGGGCTTCTGGGGACGCGTTTACCTTTGCCGGTGGAACCCTGATGAGTGGGACGAACACCATCTCTGGGGCGGCTGTCATCTCTGGCAACATCAACTCCTCTGGCACGACCAACACCTTCTCCGGCGGGAATATCTTCTCTGGGACTAACACGTTCTCAGGCACAAACGTATTTAGTTCTGACGTAACCCTAAACGCGCAGAAAGACTTGCGGTTTGCGGACTCTGATTCGTCTAACTGGGTAGCCTTCCAAGCACCGGCTACCGTTTCGTCTAACGTAACGTGGACACTACCCGCCGCTGATGGAACCGCTAACCAGGCGTTAGTTACAAACGGCTCTGGCACGTTATCTTTTGCAACGGCAGGTAGCAGCCTAACAGGCGTAACCGACTCAGCCTCGCCATTTGAGACTGCTCTTGGTGAAGGTGCTGGTGGAAGTAGCACAGGTGTCAACAATACGTTTATTGGATTTGAGGCGGGGAACGATAACACCACGGGTGCGAATAACACGGCGGTTGGTTATCAGGCGTTAGATGCTAATACTACGGGACAAAAAAATACCGCAGTAGGAACAACCGCTTTGGGTGCGAATACCACAGGAACAGATAGTGTTGCAGTTGGTTGGGAATCGCTTAGGTTAGCAACAACCGCACAATATAATGTTGGGGTTGGCCCACAAACTCTTTATTCAAACACTACGGGCTCAAGAAACACAGCCGTAGGTTCGCAAGCGTTGCTGTCTAATACTACTGGAACCGACAACATTGCTGTTGGGTCGCTTGATGGTGGTAGTTACGGGCCTCTTTGGTCAAACACTACGGGGCAATATAATGTTGGAATTGGTGGTGGTGCTCTTGGTCGGAATACAACCGCTTCTAACAATACAGCAATCGGCTACAATTCATTAAATCTCAACACCACCGGCGCAAACAACACCGCAGTTGGTTCTGGTGCGTTGGATTCAAACACCACCGGTAGCGCCAATACCGCTCTTGGTAGTTTGGCAGGAGCGGGTCAAACAACTGGCGCTTCAGGCGGAAATACTGGCGATAATGTATTTGTTGGGTATTCAGCAGGAAGCAATTCTGTAACAGGAAGTGCTTCTGTTTATGTAGGCGCAAACTGCCAAGCAAGTGGAACTGCGGTTACTAATGAGATTGTACTTGCCCAATTTTTAACTGGAAAAGGTACTGGTACTTTTTATGTGGGTGGTTTAAATGGTTCATACAATCAAAAAAATGTAACAACATGGGAAACCACTTCTGACCAACGCCTCAAGAAAAACATTGTTGACAATACCGAAGGCTTAGAAAAGATTAACGCTATTCGGGTGAGAAACTTTGAATATCGCCTACCTGAAGAAGTAACTGACTTGCCAGAACATACAGTTATTGCAAAATCAGGCGTTCAACTTGGTATCATCGCACAGGAACTTCAAGAAGTTTGCCCCACTTGTGTAACAGAACAATCAACTGGAGTTTTATCTGTAAGTACAGACGAAATCTTCTGGCACATGGTCAACGCCATTAAAGACTTGAAAGCAATCAACGATGCACAGGCAACCCGCATCGAGACCTTAGAAACCAAAGTAGCGGCCTTGGAAGCGCAGTTGGCAACCCCACCAACAGAGCCTAATGCGTAAAGTCTTAATCGCTACCCCAGCCTACGATGGCAGGCTTGATGTCTGGTATACCACCAGCCTAGTCAACTCTGTCCGTATCGCACAGGAAAATGGCATCTTTTTGCACCCCGTATTTATGTCTTACGATGCGTTGGTGCAGAGGGCTAGAAATGACCTGTTCAGGCTTGGGCTGGAGTACGATGCGGTGATTTGGATTGACTCAGACCTTGAGTGGAACCCCATGTGGATTATGGAACTGCTCGGGTCTGACAAGGATGTAATCGGTGGAACCTACCGCAAAAAGACCGATGACGCAGAACTCTACACGGTCAAGACAAAAGACCTGACCGCCACCGATGGGCTAATTAAGGTTGACGGGTTGGGCATGGGGTTTGTGAAGATGAGCAATAAAGCGGTGCAAGCCCTGTGGGATGCAAGCCAGCCTTACCAAAACGAAGGCAGAGAGTGCCGCATGGTCTGCGATATTCAGGTTATAGACGGGCAGTTGGTCTCTGAGGATAATGTGGTAATGCGTAAACTTGCAGACTTAGGTTTTGACGTTTGGCTAGACCCACGCATGACCTGTTGCCATATCGGAACAAAGAAGTTTTACGGTAACTTTGAGGGCTTTGCCCAAATGCTTAAAAAGGAAGCTGCGTAATGGCAACAATTGGCGAAGTTCAGGGTCAACTAGACACCCACGAAGCTGTCTGTGCTGAACGCTATCTTGGGATAAACGCACGACTCAAGCGGCTAGAACAAATCCTAATCGGCTCTGCTGGTTGCATAATCCTTCTCCTGCTAAACCTGTTGGTTAAATGACCACCATCGCTGCCAAGGCATCTACTGGCGAAGTGGCCGGAGATAGTATGGTCAGCGGTGATGACTCGTTCTACCTCGTGACCAAAGTCCGTAGGGGCGAGAACAGCATCTACGGGGGTTGCGGAGATTGGGATAAACTATTAAAGTTCTACAATTCGTTGGAGTCTGGGGCTGACCTAGACTCGGATACGGATGTGACCGTTCTCGAACTCAGAAGTGATGGCATTTGGATTTACGAGAGTACCATCATTCCTGCGAAGATAAAGAACGACTTTTGGGCAATTGGAACTGGGGCAAACTTTGCTATCGCTGCCATGCACTTAGGCTTAACTCCGGCAGAAGCAGTAAAGCTGGCGTGTCTGTACGATACATCCTCCCATGAGCCAATTGACGTAATGACTCTAAGCGGGAGGAAGCGTGGTAGCACTAAAAAAGGTGTCGGACGAGGAACTAATAGCGGCGTTTAAGACATACGGCAGTCCACAGAAGGTCTCACAGGTTCTAGGCATAGACGTAGGTACGGTTTACCGAAGGCGGTCGGCACTCAAAGACGTATCCCTACCCTCCTTTGCCGCAAGACAACACAGCATCGCCAACACATATATCCCAGATAATCGCCGAGTCATATCGCACACAGTTGATAACGGGCACGTCTTTATAGCCTCAGACTGCCACTACTGGCCAGGCGAGGAAACCGTAGCGCACAAGGCTTTCGTTACTCTGCTGACCGAATTTAAGCCCAAGACCATCATCCTAAACGGCGATGTCTTTGACGGGGCTAGAATCAGCCGCCACGCCGCCCTGATGGGTACTAACCCCCCTACCCCCAAGCAAGAGATAGAAGCCTGTCAAGACCGTCTACACGAGATTGCAAACGCTTCTAAGAACGCTACTAAGCTGTGGACGTACGGTAATCACGACTGTCGTTTGTTCTCGTATATCGCTACGCACGCAGACGCGCTGATGGAGTTCTCGGACTTATTTGCGTACTTCCCAGGATGGCACACGGGATGGCGGGTGGACATAAATAACTCTGTAATTGTCAAGCATCGGTGGCACAACGGGCAACACGCGACTTATAACAACGCCCTGAAATCAGGCAGAAGCATCGTCACAGGACACCTGCACAAACTGATGGTCACGCCTTGGGTTGACTACAATGGGCGCAGATACGGAATAGATACTGGAACCCTTGCAGAACCTACTGGCGACCAGTTTGTTTACACAGAAGAAAACCCCGTGAACTGGTGTTCAGGATTCGCGGTGCTGACATTCAAAAATGGTATGTTATTACCTCCAGAACTATGCGAAGTCATTAACGGGGTGGCTTACTTTCGAGGAGAGAAAGTGGGATAAATGAGTGATTTAGTAGCCTCGGCAAAAAGTGCAGCGCAGGGTATAAAAAGCGCGATTGCGGCAGGTAAAGAGATTGAATCAGTAGTCCAAGACATACAGAAACTAGGGGTCGCAGAACTCCAAGCCAAGCAACAATTCCAAAAGAAGCAGCGGGTGGTAAAGGGTGACACCACCATCCTCACGGCCTTCGCAGAGTGGAGAAGACTCAAGGAAGTGAAGGAAGCCGAAGAAGACCTGTTCCAGCAGCTTGTAGAACGCTACGGCAAGGAAAAGGCAGAGTTCGAGTGGAAGGACATCCAAGCCATAAAAGAACGCCAGATGAAGGAGGTCAAGGAGGGTCGCGACGAGATGGGGCGTGACCTAAAGAAACTCCGTGAGCTCAAGGTTATGTGCTTCGTAGCCTCGCTAATTATCGTCACCACTTACTACATCTTCAAAGGACACCTGTAATGCTATCCCTAATATCCTCCGCAGTTGGTTTCCTAGCCTCTGGCTTACCGCAAATCCTAAACTTCTTCCAAGACAAGGCAGATAAAGCCCAAGAGTTGAAGTTAGCCCAGATGCAGACGGAACGCGAGTTAGCCCTTGCAGAACGTGGCTTTATCGCCCAGCAGAAGGTCGAGGAGATTCGTACAGACCAGATTGCTCTCCAGACCGACGCAGACCGCCAAAGTGCCGCTTTAGACCACGACAAGGCTATCATGGCCAGGGCTTCCAATTGGGTCGTCAACCTGAACGGTATCGTGCGTCCTCTTGTTACATTCCTTTTTATAGTTGAGTTGATTGCCATAAACCTTGCTTTGACCTATTGGTTCATGGCCTCTGGTTCTGTAAACTCAGTTGAGGATATGATTAAAGCCTCGGACATAATTTTTAGCGAAGATGAAATGGCTCTACTTTCTGGAATTTGTGCATTTTGGTTTGGAAGTCGCCAATGGGGTAAAAAGTGATTGGTTTATACGCTATCGTTAATACCGTCAATAACAAATCCTATGTTGGAAGCTCTAATAACATAGGGAGAAGAATTAAAGAACACAAAAATGAGTTGCGTAGAAACGAACACTTTTGTAAGCATCTTCAAAATTCGTGGAATAAACATGGCGAGTCGTTGTTTCAATTTAAGACAATTGGTGTCTGCGAAACTTTAGAAAATGCGCGTGAACTAGAAGAAGCATTTTTAGAGTGTTTTATTGAAAAACTTTATAACTCTAAAACAAAAGCAATAGGATTTAAGTCAGAAGAACATCCGGCTAAAAAACCTAACTGGCACATGAAAACTGTTCGCCAACGCCTAACGGATGATGAAAGAAAACAAAAGTATGGCGGGTCTAGAGGGGTTAAGAGAGATTCAGAAGCATACATTGAGGGCGCAAAAAAACGACTTGCAAACCCTGAGTATGTTAAAAAACTTAGCGAATCATGTAAGGGCAAAAGAGATTTGGTAACTTGTCCGAAC